CGATCAATCCTTTTGACTTCTGGCAGGGTGCTAACTTCAAACTGAAACTGAAGAAGGTCCAGGGTTACTGGAACTATGACTCCTCTGAGTTTGATCGTCCTGGTCCTCTCCTGGATGATGACGATGCACTTGAGGCACTGTGGAAGAAGGAATACTCTCTTGCAGAGATTGTTGCTTCTGATCAGTTCAAGTCCTATGAGCAACTCCAGGGTCGTCTGAAGATGGTTCTGGGTCAGAAGTCTGCACCTCGTCGCTATGACGAAGAACTTGAGGATGAGAGCGA